CATGCAAGAAGATTTTATTAAGAACAGCGAGTTCTATATAAATGCTCAAATGATCCGAAGCCACGGATTAACTAGAGTTCTACCAAAAAACAATGTAGTCAGACAAGAAATAGAAAAAGACAATCCAGAAGTCGATCCTGAATTTCTGTTTTATAAAGTTGGAACAAATTATAGAACAACAGATCTAAACGCTTTTTTTGCCTTGATGGATACTGAAAGATATTATGACTATATAAATCAAAGAAAAGAAATTTGGCAATATTTTGTATCCAAGCTCCCAGTTGAATACAAGAAGCTTAATCCAGATATCGTTCCATTCTGTCTTCCGCTAATAACAGAGAGTAAATCAATTAAACACATAAAGAAGATATTAAACTTAAACGGCTGGGAGACTCGACCAGTAATTTGTTACCTTCCAATCAATCCAGCGTTCAAAGAGTTTGCAAAAGGAGAAGTTTTCCCTAATAGCGAATTCTTAAATAGAAACGGATTCTATGTTGGTTTAAATAAAGACGTAAAACGCGAAGACATAGATAAACTAATCAATCTTTTATAAAATGATTAATATTTGCACAGACGAGGCTTATGCTTTTGATTTCTTAAGCATATTACAGATAAAGAGCGACCGCTCAGATCAAGCGAAAGAGACTTGGCAAAATTGCTATAATTATATAAAAGCTCAATTACCTAAAGATTTATTTATTCAAATTATTAACTCCCAAGAATATGAAAATATGGTATCAGTTAATAAGAAAACTTTTGATGCTGTTGAGCTTGCTAGATATGGTAATATCTCAGCAAAAGAAGTCGATAGCGCAAATATGGAACGGCATTACGCGAAAATAGCATTACAAAAAAGATTTTTTCTCACTAATCTAACAGAACAAAAAACATGAAAAATGTAATTATTACCGGAATCTCAGGACAAGATGGGTCTTACATGGTGGACTATCTTATTGAGAATACTAATTTTAATATCTTTGGAGCAGTAAGAAGGATTTCTAAACCTAACTATTCTAATTTTGAACAACATCTTGATAACAAAAGGTTTAATCTAATCACTCTTGATCTTTCAGATTCTCAATCAGTTGATAATGCGGTAAGAGAAGTTAAGCCTGATTATTTTATTAATTTTGCTGCTCAATCTTTCGTTGGATCAAGCTGGCAGATTCCAGAACAAACATTTGACGCAGGTGCGATGGGTGTTATAAGATGTCTTGAGGCAGTCCACAAACACGCTCCTCATTGTAAATTTTATAATGCTGGAAGTTCTGAAGAGTTTGGAGATGTAAAGTACGCTCCTCAAGACGAGAAGCATCCTCTTTCTCCAAGGTCTCCTTATGGAGCCGCGAAATGCGCTGCAAGACATATAGTTAAAGTATATCGTGAGTCTTATAATCTTTTTGCAATTCAAGGTTATCTTTTTAATCATGAATCTCCAAGAAGAGGAGAAGAGTTTGTTACTAGAAAAGTAACTAAAGGAATTGCTAGAATTAATAAAGCTATTCAAAAAGGAGAATCTTTTGAGCCAATTCGTCTTGGAAATGTTGACGCGAAGAGAGACTGGAGCCATGCTTTTGACTTTGTGGACGGCGTGTGGAAGATGTTGAACCAAGAAAAGCCAAATGAGTATGTTCTCTCTAGTAATGAAACTCATACAATTAGAGAATTTATTGAACTCGCTTTTAAAGAAGCAGGAATAGAAGGATTTTGGCATGGGCAAGGAACGAATGAAGAGTACTCTATTTCGACTGAATACGCCATCAAGAATGAAGTCAACTCATCTGTACTGGTCAAAATCGATCCAAAATTCTTCCGCCCCGCAGAGGTTGATTTGCTCCTTGGAGACTCAAACAGGGCCAGACAAGAACTAGGTTGGAATCCGAAATGGTCTTTCCATCAGTTAGTAAAAGACATGGTAGCTGCGGATATTAAAGAATCATAATGTCAACTCATCAAACTATTGTTGAAAAATTTGTAAGAGAAAAAGACATAAACTGGGCCAGAGACATGAAAACTGCCTCAAGGCTCTTAAAAAAATTTCCAGATAGAGACTTTTGGGATTGGGTTGAGCCATACCCAACAGTCAGCAATCTTGCGTTTTTGCAATCTGAAAAAAATTTAGAAATACTAATTAATAGATATCAGCTATTTCTTCAGCAAAAAGACCTCAAAGACTCCAAAGAAAAGCTCAAAGAAAGCTTTGACTCAAAGCTTGCGGTCAGCTATAATGAACTAAGCGGCAAGGTGGGCGAAGACATCCCCATTGTAAAAAAGCCCAAAACTTTAAAAGAATTCCTGAATTATGGCGAGACCTCCGAAACAACAGCAACCTGAAGAAAAAGTATCAACCGTTGGAGCTTCAAGCAGACTCCAAGCAATTTTAAATAACAAAGATCATAAGGATGATCATTTTAATTTCGAAGAAGCAGTTACTTGGAAGATCTCAACTGGCAGTCTTCTATTAGACGCAGCAGTAGGTGGAGGCATTACCCCTTCTCTAATTCGTCTTTGCGGACCAAATAACGAAGGCAAAACTCCACAAGCTTTAGAGATTTGCAGAAATTTCCTTGCAGAGATTCCTAAGAGCAGAGTGGTTTGGGTGTTGGCAGAGGGCCGTTTATCTAAAGAGAACAGAGAGCGTTGCGGCATGAAGTTTGTCACCGACGCTTCTGAATGGACTGATGGTTCAGTTTTTATTCTTGAGTCTAATGTTTATGATTTAGTAATTGACGTTATTAAAGATCTCGTTCTTAATAATGCAGAAGATCATCGTTATTGTTTTGTAATTGATTCGATGGATGGTCTTATCTTGAAGAGAGACAAAGACACTAGCCCAGCAGACGCGAGCAAGGTCGCGGGAACTCAAGTCATCAGTAAAAAGCTTTTGCAGTCACTAAGTATTGGAATGTTCAAGCATGGTCACTTGATGATTGCTATTAGTCAGATTACTTCTGAAATTAAGATTGATCCTTATGCTAAGAACGCCCCAAGAGGAGGAATGTTTAGCGGCGGAAATGCTCTCTTGCATTGGGCAGACTTCATCCTAGAGTATAGTCCAACTGCAATGGGAGATTATATTCTTGACAACCCATCTGGCAAAATGAATGATGGTAAGACTAAATCAATTGGAAAATATTCCAAAGTGATGATTCAAAAGTCTACCAGTGAAGCTACTCGCAAGAATATTATTCAGTATCCAATTAAGTTTGGCAAAAAGCCTTCTGGCATTTGGGTAGAGTATGAAATTCTTGATTGCTTGTTGATGTGGGATCTTGTCGTTGCAAAAGGCGCGTGGATCACTGTCGATGATTCTCTAATTGAAGAGTTGAAGACGGTTGGAATTGATATGCCAAAGCAACATCAGGGAAGAGAAAACTTCAGGAAGTGGCTTGAAGAAAATACTGACGCTACGAAGCATTTGTTCAATAAGCTCAAAGCCGTTCAATCAAAATGAAGCTTTATTCTGTAACCGGCAGAATAATTAACAAAAATGTTTCCCAATTTTTAATAGATTGGGAAAAAGAGTCTCGTTCTAAAATTCAATTTCAAGTAAAGCAATTCTTGAAACCATTTTGGAAGACTCATGTTTGTTACGAAGAGTTCCCGGTATTTGGAAGTAGAATGAAGGTTGACTTCATTAATATCTCTCGCAAAATAGCGGTAGAAGTTAATGGCGACCAGCACTCTTCTTTCAATAAATTCTTCCATAATAACTCAAGATTAAATTACCTTAATTCTATTAAGAGAGACTACAAAAAAGCTGTGTGGTTAGAGAAAAATGGTTTTCAATTAATAGAATTAGAGACTAGCGACCTAAATAAATTAAGTTATGATTACATAAATCATACATTTAATATATCGTTAGTGTAATATAAGCTGTGGCTAAAAATAAAGAATTTCATTTCCCAGAAAGTATTCTATCACAGATAGATGAATGCTCGCAGGGAGGGTTCTTGCTGTTTACCTTTGACAAAAAGGGAATGCCAGAAGTAAGGTCTAAATTCGATAATGCACAGAACGCAATGGCGATGCATTATTATATTAATAATTGGCTTAGTGCTGTTGATCAGATTAATTTAGAAAATACTATTCACAACATTATTGCCTCTGATGAAGAAGACGGTGAAGACGAAGATGGTTCTGCTCAAAAATAACTCTTTTTTTGTTTAAATGAAGCTTTCCTCTATTAAAGTAGAGCAATCCTTGCTTGGTGCGCTCATTAAAAACTCAGAATCTTTTTATGATATAGATCACTTTATATCAGAAATTGATTTTACTAATGATGTAAATGGAACAGTTTATTCAGTTATTAGGCAACTTTGCAATGCTAAAGAGAAAATTGACAAAGTAATATTAGCTCAAAAGATTCAAAATCTTGGAATCTCATTTCAAGAAGATCTTGATATATATGATTATATTGATTGCCTTTCTTTAGCGGTTTCAAATAAAGAATCTGCTCTTAAATACGCTAAGGAGTTAAAGCAGTTTTCTATTCGGCGAGACATAAAAGGCATGGCTCAAAGAATAATAGAAACTGTTTCTACCAATCCTGAGAAAAATGCCAATCAAATAATAGCTGAAGTAGATTCTATATATGGCGAAAAGATTAATTCTTTTGATGCTACTGAAGAGATTAGGAATATCTTTGAAGACATAGAAGCTTTCATAGAAGAAAAAGGTAATAATCCTCAAGATGAAGCAGGTATAGAATTGCATTATCCAGAGTTTGCAAGACTCTATGGTGGTTTAAGAAATGGAAATGTCTATGCCATTGTAAGTCGCCCCGGTCAAGGCAAAAGCTCCTTCTTAGTTGAGATGTCTCTGGGAGCTTATTTAAAGAACAAAAAAGTCAGTGTTCTTTATCTTGATACTGAAATGTTCTCAGAAGACGTTAAGCTTCGTATTGCAGCAGCAAAGACAGGGGTGCCTTTCTGGTATATTGATACAGGAAACTGGCGTAAGAATGCTGAAATGGTCACTAAGGTTAGAGGCTTCTTAAAAGAATTCAGTAAATATAATTATACTCATCATTGTGTCGGTAATAAAAGTATTGATGAGATTATATCTTTTATTCGTAGATGGTATTATAGCAAAGTTGGAAGAGGAAATCCTGCTCTTATTTGCTATGATTAC